GAATTTTCCTGTATTGTCGTGTCTTATTTCTTCGTGTAGTCTTACTTGCCATTGTACTTCTCCATGTGTACCCTAAATCGTGTGTACTTCTTTCGTAGTTGTGTAAACTAACTTTTTGTTTATTTCCAGAGCCTAACCTATCTCCGCCTAATGTTACTTGTGACATTTTTAATTTTCGTTTAAGTCGTTAATATTAATTTTTGTGAATTTTTCTACTACTGCCCATATTACTTGCATTACTCTATTCCAATTTATGTCTTTTAAGTCTGCTTCACATTCTTCTTTTGTATCGAATATTTGTGTTACTCTATGATTTCCTAATACACCGAAGTATTTTTCGTCATGTTTGATAATTGTAAAGGGGGTTTCTTCTACTTGTTCGTGTGTGAAGATTTCAGAGTTCGAGTTTTTGTTGTTTAATGTTTCTACACTCGTTTGTGTATTTAATGATTCCTTGATTTCCATTTATTTCTATTTTTTTTGTTGTTTGTATTTTGTAATAGTCTTTTATTACTTCTTTATGGAGTAGTTCTCCTGTTTCTACGTCTATCCATTCAGATATCGTATACCATTTTGTTATTTTATTCATGTTATAGTTGTGTTCCTAGTAGGAATCCGGCTGTTACTTTTAGTATTTCTACTGCTAGTTTTAGCCAATTTCTTTTCTCATTCAATTTTACCTCCTTTCTTTTTTTTTGGTTGATATTCTATGTGTAAATGGTCTTTCTCTAGTATTACATCGAAGTCTTTACCTAAGTATTGTTTGATTTCCCAACCGCATACTTTTGCGTTTTTCATATCTCGTGTTCTTAAGTCTACTGCTTTGTTTTTATAGTGAAGTGAGTTGGTCATATGTTTGCCGTCGTTCGCGCTTGTTATTGTTATTTCATATTTTTCGCCCTCTATGGTCTTACATATCCACTCAATGAACATTAATTTTTCTTTTAATTTTTTGTCTAATTTGTCTATTTTTACGTTTTCTTTAGTTTTCATTTATTTTAGTTTTTAGGATTTTTAATATTCTTATGTATTGTTTTACTTTTGTTATTGATTTGTATAATTCTGTTAAGTCATTTTCAGCTTGTTTTATTTTGTTGTCCAAATGTATTGTTTTTAGTTTCATATTTCCTATTTTTTTATATTTTTTTAACATTTATTTAACACTTGAACGAGGAGACGAGTTTACTCGTTGGCTCGTGAGAGTTTGGCTTCTGCCCTTTTTAGTCTTGTGTAGTGTTTTATTTTTCTTAGATTTATTTCGTATCGTTTTTTTTCTAATTTTTCTTCTGTTATTTCGTTGTTTCCATATCCTAATCTTTTATTTTTTTGTCTGTAGTATTCTCTTGTTTTGTAGTATTCTTCTTCTCCGTTGCTTATGTCTATTTTTTCTCCGCATACCCAACGTTCTTCTTTATCTAATTTCATTAGCCATAATTTTTCTCGTTCTTCTTCTGTGTATATTTTATTTCTATAGTATATTGGCATGTTTAGTTTTATGCCTTGTCTTGTTTTGTATGTTTCGTTTGTTTTTTCTCCATTGTATTTATTGAGTTTTGCGTCGTGTCTTTCTGTGTATTTACTTCCTATACCTGCGCTAGTTAGTATTTTGCTTGTGTATTCTGTGTGTTTTTCGTCTGTTTTGTTTACGTATTTTACTATGTAGTTTATTGTTCTTTCATTTACGTATCCTCCATTTGTTTTATCTTTTACATCTGCGTAGCCGTATTGCCATATTTTTATTATTTCTTCTTTTGGTTTATTTGTCCATATTATACCATGTATATGTATGTTTTCTGTTCCGTTTTGTCCTAGTTCTGTTACTAGCCAGTGTTTTACTGATTTTTTATATTTTTTTCTCCAACGTTCTAGGAATCGTCTTGTTGCTTTTGTTGCTATTTCATTATCTAGGTTGTATCCTGTTACACCTGTTATTTCTTCGCTTAATTTTTTTATACTTTCGTCACTGAATGTAAGTGTTACGAATTTTCCTGTATTGTCGTGTCTTATTTCTTCGTGTAGTCTTACTTGCCATTGTCTACTTTTTTGTTTTTTACATTCTATACATTTTCCACATCCTACTGGTACTAGTAGAGTTCTTTTATCAGAAACGGGAGGTATTACCCCCCCGTTTTTTTTATTCGCTTTATATTTGCGATTTTCTATTAATTTTGGATATAGACACATATTATTTTGCTAGTCCTATAATTGACATTATATTATTCATTGTTGTTTTTAGTTCTTCGTTATCTAAAAACCCTTGTTTAATTAATATATCTTTTACTTTTGTTGAGTAATTATCCATCATTCCTTGGTAATTTGTATCTGCATTTTTTCTATTTGTATCTGCATTTTTTGTGTTACTTCTAGTATTTTCTATTGAGTTAATTACATCTTGTGTTACTTGTTTTGTTTGTTCTATTACTAATTTTTTTTGTTCATTTGTTAAGTTTACTTTACTATTTCCTAATAGTGTTTCTACTGCTTTTAAAGTTAAGTCTGCTTTTTGTTGTTGTTCTTCGTATTTAGCTTGTATTTCTGTTTTTGTTCCATTTGCTATTTCTGTTCTTGTTTTTGCTTCTAAATTTTCTATTTCTTTTTTACCTAATTCTAATATTAATGGCATATTACCACTTTTTAGAGCATTATCCCATTTGATCCCTTGATTTGTTAATCCTTGACTTTCTAATCCTCCTGGTAATTTTTTATTAATTTCGTTTGCTTGCGCTCTTTTTAGTTCTGCATCTGCTTTCATATTGTCTATTTGTTGCATTGCCATTACTCCTTGTACACCCATTCCCATTATATTACTTACACTTTCTCCTTGTGGTGCATTTCCACCACTTGCTCCGCCTCCACTACCACTTGATAGTGTTCCACCTGCTCCGTTACCTCTGTACATTAGTCCGACGTTTAGTCCTGCGTTTTCGTAATGTTTTACTTGGTTTTCTGCATTTGTGTAGTCCCAGTTTTCTTGTGCTAGTTGTTGACCTTGTTTATTTAGTGCCATTTGGTTTTTTTGTTGCACTTCCATTAATTTTTGTTGGTCTGCCATTTGTTGTTTTCTTCTTGTGTTGGCTCCAATCATTCCTAATAGGGATGTTCCTGCTCCTATTAATGCTCCTGTTGTTACGTCTCCCATTTTTCGCGTCTTTTTTTTAAAAGCGGTCGCATGCTCTTGTTATATAAGAATACATGCGTACCACTTTGATTAAATTTTTTTTAATTACTCGTTTGTTCCTGTCGTGTTAGTACCTTGTATTGACTCAGCTACGCTGTCTTTTACTACTTCCATTTTGGCTTTATTTTCTCTTTTAGCTGCTACGTTTTTAGCTACTTTATCCATTGCGTCTACTGCTACCTCCCATCTGTCTGTTCTGATATTATATCCAGGCATTACTCCGTCTTTTCTATCTGTGTATACTAATGGTGCTCCGTCTTTGATTGGTTCTTTATTGTCTAGGATTCTTTCTACTTTTTGTTCAATAGTTTCTCCTTGTGTACTGTTATTAATTTTTAGTCCACCTTTTGCGTATTTTATATTTTTTTTGTACATATTTTTTGTTTTTATAAGGGGGATTTCTCCCCCTTTAGTTATTATAAATTAGGCATTAATTTTGCTGACATTTTTCTTCTTGCTGTGTTTTGTACTCCAATTTGTACCCAGAAGTTTTGTGCGTCTAGTCTTGTGTCTGCAAAGATATGATTAAATTTGCTAGGGTCTACGTATGTAGTTAAGTCTTCAATTCCGTTATCACCTTGTTCGTATCTTCTATTTAGTGTCATCCACATTTGTTGTGTTTCTTCTGCGAAGTTTCCTCTAACTTGGTTTACGTTTGTCATGTAGTTAATCCACGCCGGTTGTTTTCCTGCTGATTTAAATACTGGTTGTCCCTCAACTAGTTCTGTGTCAAACCATGCCATTTGGTCGGTTATTAAGTCTTGGAATCCTATTTCATCTAATGCAGGTTGGTGTAGGTCTGCCATTGTTTTTAAGTTGGTGTCCCATTTATTACCTTGTGAATAACATATTCGAGGGGTTAGAGATACTATTCCTAAAATATAGCTTGGCTCATCAATTTTTACTTTGATACTTCCTCCTTTGTGTTTTCCTGTTAATGTGCCACGTCCTGCCAGTGTACCTAATGGTTGTCCTACATTGTCTAATGTTCCACTTGCTGTACTGACTACTTCCTGGAATGCTAGTTCTTTAATCAATCCACCCACATATGCTGGGTTTTCTTGTCCTCTTGTTCTTTCGTGAGTATAACTTGCGTTCAACCAATCGTCGTATGTTCCTCCACTTACTGCAATTCTGTTTAACATATCATAAACTTTTTTGCTTAATTGTAATGTGTCAATAGTAAAACTACCCTCTGATGTGTCAATACTTGTAATTGCGTTGATTCCTGTATCTCCATCAATCCATTCTGTACTAATCCAGTTGTTGAATAAGTCTGATTGATAAGTTTTTAATAATAGTCCCTCTTGATTTGCTAATACACTCCATTTTGCAGGTTCATAATTTCCTGCTGATAATGGTAAATTGTATGGTTCTATTGCTGTTGAATCTATTTTAAATGCGTTTGTATTTTTTACATACATTAAAATATCTTCTCGCATAGTGTCAATATTTTCTAATGGGAATGTCGTAATTTGTGGTTTTTCATATGTTGGGTCAGCTATACTTCCATCATAGCTGTAATATTTCCACAACATTGCACCTTGGAAATATGGTTTTGGTCCTAGACAAGTTAATTCGCCTGTTGTACCGTTTCTACTGATGCTATCAAATATTAAGTTTATTGGACTGCTGAATACTTCATATATTGGGTCCTCTAATGTATTTACATTAATTTCATAGTGCCATATTAGTTTGTTATAGTCAACTTCTGTTGATTCTGCGAATTGTATATATGTTGCTGCTGCATCTAATGTAAAATTTTGTGCTTCTGCTTCAGGGTTGTTTGTCATGTATTTTGCACCTCCTGAATATGTTACCCATGTTGTAACTTCATTGATGGCGTAATTCAT